AGGGCAGATAACCGTAGCGGCTGCGCCCGGTGCGCCTGAACATTCAAGGATTGCACAACGCGCTTCGTCTGTAGTTCCATCGGCTGTGGTCAGCGTGTGACTAGCGGTAGTCCAAGTGTTAATTGTGGCAAGACCGGCAATGGCTTGCTCAACCATTGACGTAATGTTGTCATTAACGACCGTGCCCCAGTTGCCATTTAATTCCCCTGTTACCGGTAGGGCTAATTGTAGTATGGGGGTGTATGCTGTGGTCATGGTAAATCCTTCGTCAAATAGACATGCGCTCTGCGCTGTTTAATCAATAAGACCATTTTCTTGCTTATCCCATGCTCAACAGCAGTTTTAGATAGCGACAATGGACTATAAAATATTTCTTTAACTTTATCTACAGATAGTTTGGCGTTAAAACCGCGCTTACCAACCCTAGATTCGCGCATTGCAATAATTGCGGCATTACGATGTTGATGCAAAGCGGCAATAGATTTTTTACCGCCCTCTACTGTGTGGTACGTTCTAGCACCCCGCCCAATTTTAATTGGCGGAAATTGCCCATCTAAATGCGTCCAAGAAGAACCCCGCCGCGCATCACGAATACAATCCCTGCTCGCCAATACGCCAAATACGCTTAACACCTCATCGACCAAAACTTGGTTCGTAATTGCGACTGTATCTGGATTCCTGATGTATTGAACAATTTGTTCTGTTAACAGTGACTGCGGTTGCTGCTTGCCTTTTACAGCATTTTGATGCCCGTAATTAAAACCATGATCCGTTAGGTTATAACCGCCATCGCTGACATGCGCTTTGTAGTCACCAATCAATGACATCTCTGCATCGCGCAAAGCTTGTACGTCTTGGGTTTCGTATATTGGTTCTATATAAAAATTACTAACACCGTGTTTACGCATGGCGCGGTACAGCGGTTTATCAACGTCTGTGTTAGCTGCACTTTTATGTTCACGCCAACGTTTTGATAGCGCACAAGTAGTCAATCCGATATAAACACGGTCATTGACTGAGTTGGCTATCTTATAAACCTGCATTACCAATCCTTACGTTACAACGTCTGTCCAGCCTGCGGACTGTGTGTCATTGATATTTTGCCAGTTTGCGTTCTGCGAGTCATCTATTAAATTCCACAAAAACAAAGAGGTAACTTGGTCGAGTGCGGCAACACTTTCATTCACACTTGCTGCAAAACTCATTACGTTTGATACGGCATCTGCTGCGGCTAACGATTCTGCTACTGAAGCTGCAAAATCAACCTTGGCTACGAACGAATCACTTACGGCGGCGGTCTCAGAAACAACACCACCAATCGCCGCCAAAATACTATCGGCAGAATCTGTTGCCGTTGCCGTTTCCGTCAAGCTTGGGTTAAACGTGTTGTCGCCGGAAGTATCTGCGTCTGTACCTGTTACTGATTCACTAATTAAACCCGCAAATTCCTGTTGTGCTGCGTCTGAATCTGTTGCTGTTGCGGCTTCACTAGTCGAGCGGTCATAAACTGACATGCCCCAACCAGCTTGACCCCAAGTGCCAGAACTCCAGCCGCCTTCAGCCATGTTAGCCTGCTAAAGAAAGAGAGTACGATACATTAAGAATATCGCCGTTAGCCACCGAGCGGTCACCGGGCGAACCAAAGTCTGCTGCCGAATACAGCGTACCTGTTGTGCCACTCTTTGTGCTGTTGCTTGTCAAGAACGCACCACCCACTGTTGCCGTAGCGTTGATGTTAAACGTGGCAGGAGAGGCTGAGTTGGTAGCCACTGAGGGGTTAGCCGTAGTTGGAACACCAAACGTGCATACGGGGCGTGTAGCGTTGCTATACGGGACAATCTCTGTCCACCCAGCATGAGAAGACATGGTATCGCTTGCAGCGGGTGTGTTTGATGCACCAGCACCGTAAAGCCCTATATACCAAGCGGCTGTGTAAGAACTGCCAGTAAAATACTTGGCGTTCATGTCTTGCAGACCAACGTTGACCACGAGGTTCTTTGACTTGGCTTCCCACTTCAGGTTGCCCTGTGCGTCAAAGCATTGAATCGTGTAAACGCCCGTGGCTGCGGCTTTCTCACCAGAGTGTGTACCCATGACGAGTCCTGCTGTCATTTGGTCTGTAGAAAGTGCTTGATCTTTTAACATTTTTGGTCCTTACGCTGAACGCACAATTGCATTTTGAAAGTCGGCTAATGGGAAGTTAATGACAAAGTTTCCGCTAGAAGTTGTTTTGTCTTCACCAAAATCTAGCACCGCAATAGCGGGGTTTGTTGCACCATCATACTTATAAATCAACGCGCCACGCGCTGTAATTGAAGTTACAGGCCATGTGACCGTATCAAAACTTATAAACGCTACGTTGTTTGCCAATGTAGGGTATGTTGAAATCGTTAGTACTTTACCACCCGCCGTATATCCTGTGCCGCTAGATTCATTGGCTGTCGAGTACACCGTGGTATCCGCATTCAGGTTCGCCGCAGACGTATAGAGCGCAATCTTAAAGACCTGTGTAGTTGTGCTACTAAAGTTAAACGCGCCCTCTAGCAACCCCTTCTTGTACGAATTGACGATGGTTTGCGTAATCATGAAACATCCTGACGGAACTGACCCGACCTGTACGCGTCTTGACGTTGCTTGCCATCACCCAAGTTCTTGAGCAGCATGATTGCTTGCAGGTACAGTTTGTCGTACACAGCGGTAGTCTCAGGCTCACCCTTCATGAATCGCAGGGCTTCAATCAACGCGCCGTTAAGCAACGCCGAATCAAAATTATCACCCAACCACGAAGTACCGGCAGTCACAATTGACTCTGGGTAGTAGAAGTAGTGAAGCTCGACTGAGTACGTTGTGTTGGGCGTGGGTCCAAGGATCAAGCTAAGCTCAGTTACCGAGCTACTGTTAGGTCCAAAGATGGCGTAGTACCGTGGTAGTCCTGTACTTGTAGGCGTAGGGTACGCTTGGCGAATAAAGTTGACGTCTTTGTTCAGCAAAAACTCATACGAACCATCAGCTTTAATTACAGCAAGTGAGTACACGGATAGGAAGTCACCCGGCACTGAGAGGTACTTGTTACTAGCTGTAAGCGTGCCGGTAACGTTTTTGCGAAGATTGGCAATCTGAACAGTGTTGTAAATTTTTTGTTCTGCCTGCTGCGTGAACATAGCCAATTCATCTGCGGTAAACGAGTTCTCGCAGATATCCTGAATATTGGCTGTTAGTTCAGCGTAGTTCATGCCATCGGACCTCTAGCCATTTTGCCTTTAGTTTGCGCCTTACCACCACGCACTTGGATGCCGCTGGTCTTTACATCATTGCGCCCGGGGTCGCCTGAACTCACGCGTGGGGCTGCGCTTAAACGGTTTAAGTCTCGCGCCGATAATGTATTAGGATCAACCGCTCCACTCACAGCTTTTTGTGGGTTAATCTTTCCGCCGCGCATTGTGTGTGGTTCGGCATAAACAGACGCGGGACCCACTTCTTTGCCCATCATCTTTTGGCTGAATTTACCCATGATTACCCCTGATTGGCAACGCGGGCTAAGTTACGACCCATTGATTTCATCGACTCAGATGAAACGCCAGCAGCTTTTTTGCCGCCCTTCATACCCAAGACTTTTGCGCCATCAGAACCTAAGTTCTTAACGTCGGTCTTGCCTTTTTTTGCTACGCCATCAGCGCCACGTTTATATGCCATGATAGGCTCCTAAGAAATTGTAACTTGCCCAACAAACGAAGTAGTCGTCATACCAATTACTTGTATTACCTGCGACCGACTCTGTGGGTATCCCGTAAAGTCTGGTCTTGGATTGCGAATAGCTTGCGGATCGTCAACGGGGTACATGCCAAGTTGAAGCTGCGGTTGATCGGGACTCCAGCATTCATTGCAAGCCTTAATGTTAGTGGTTTTAGTCTTAACAATAAGATAACGTAGTGTCCGTAGTTTATACCGAAAGCCGCAAATATCACACTCTGCAATCGCCTTATTGTCGGATGCAAACTTATTTCCCACAACTAACTCCGAATACCTGTGATACGTGGGACGAACCGAACCGATGCCTTCTCGCGATCCTCTTGCGCCGCCAAGTCAAACTGAAACTCATATTCTTGTTTAAGCATCGGTAAACGCTGTGCAAGATCAGGCATCTTCATTGCGATGTAATACGCTAACCCTGCTGCAATAGCTGGCAAGAATCTAAAGTTTGCGTCTTGGGTATTTGCCCCCGTACCTGCATCATCAATACGGCGCATGCGCCAATATTTAAAAACATAATAAGGCTCTAGCGCCGTGCCTTGATTCGGAACAGGCCATACAACGATCTTAGGGTTATCCCGTAGTCTGCGAACCCATACCTGAATGGGGCGACCTTGTGCTAACTTGTTAGGGATTGTGGCGTAAGTGGATACGCTAATACGAGATATAGTTAGATCAGACTGAGTGGAGTAATTACCCGCGCCTGTCCTGATAACGTGATCCATCAAGTCAATCGTGTCGGCGGGTAGGTCGTATTCTGCCTGTCCTTGCACGAGGTTGATCTCACCCTCGTCAATTGTCCACATGTTAATGCCACGGTTTTGAAACTCAATGGTCATTAAATTCATGGATCGCGTAGCTGTGCGTAGGTCGTAGCCTGTACGCATTTC